AAGCCCAGTAGGCGTGTTGGTGTCGCCAACCGTTGAAAGCAGTGGCGCGGTCGTTGCACCGAGACCGTACTTCACCATTGCCTGGAGCACGCGCAGCGGCGTCATCATGGTGCTGTTATCTGCCCCTTCCTCGGCTTGTGCCTGAGTGGAGAATCGCTTGGTAATGGCCTGCCACACGCGCAACGCCGTCATGAGCTTGCTGTTGTCCGTTCCAGCCTCGGCATCTGCCTGCGCAGCCCGCACGGTCAGATCGTCGACGTACTTGCGCGTCGCCAGCACCACGCTAGGGTCGATCTTGAGCTGGATGCTTTGAGTGCTGCTCACCAGGATGTTGAGACGCACCACCTGGGTACGGCCGCTGCCCTGGGCAAGCTCCGGTTTATAGGTCGGCGGGCAGTTGGCGACTGCGACCAAGGCGCCGGCTTCATCGTATAGACCGATCTCCCGGATCCACCAACCGCCGACGTCCTCCGGAATCACTTGCTCGGCGATGATGATCGCTGGGTTGTTCGGATCGATGCTGAGCTGGTTGAGCGGTGCACGGCGGCGCTCGTTGATCAGTGCCGTTTGGGTGCGGCTGGGCATCGGCTCGGCGCCGTTGCCGTCGCCCACGCCAAGCTGGGTGATGTTCCAAGGCACGCCCAGGGCGGTGGCGTTGGACAGTTTGGCCTCACCGACGGCGGTGAGCATGGCCATGTATTGCGAGTTCTGGTCTGCCATATCAGCGGATGTCCATGGTGTCGATGACGTGTTCGCGTGCGCCCCAGGCCAGCGTGCCGCCGACCTCGATGTCACGCGATGCGGGTGGGTAGACGGTGAGTTCGTCGCCGGTGGTGAGCGCGGCGCCGATATACGCGGTGCCGGTGACGTCCAGGCCGATGGCCAGGCCCACCAGGTGCCGGCTGACGGGCTTGGCGTCGTCGATCAGCCAGGTGAGTTCCTGGTACATCTCTTCGGTGATGCCGGTATCCAGCACGCCGACCAGCAGGCGAAAGGTGCCGGGCGTGCCCAGCGGGGCCTCCTCCCACCATTCGCGCACCTCGATCAGGTAGCCCAGCGGCTCGACCACCCGGCGCAGCGCGCCGATGGTGCCCTTGTGGGCGTGAATGAAGTACGCGGCCTTGATGGCGGCGCGCTTGGCGCGCTCGGGCCAGGCGCTGGACCAGCGATCGACGGAAAATGCCCAGGCGAGGTACGGCAGCAGCTCCACCGGGCAGGTGTCCGGGTTCCAGAGGTCGCGCAGTGGTACCGGCACGCGCTCGATCTGCGCAAGGGCCTCGGCGGCGAGGCGCTCCAGCTCGCTGGCGTTGGGTGGCAGCAGGCTCAGGCTCGCCATCATGCCTCCGCCACCGCCACCGTGACGGTGAAGCCGGTGCAGTACGGTGCCTGGGTTTCAGTCGCGACCACGTCGACCCAGCCGGGGAGCACTACGCGCTTGACGCCCTCGATGTGCAACGCGGCATCCAGGGCGGAGCGGTTGACCTCCTGCGCCAAGCGGCGGCGCTGGCTGACCAGGGCGAGTCCGCGGGCCTCAGCGGCGGCGCGGATCGGCTCAGCCTCGGGGCCGACGGTGTTGAGGAAGAGCACGGCGTTGACACTGTAGGGCAGCACCTCCGCGCCCTGCACGGTGAGGCGGTCGGCGACCGGGCGGCGGTCTTCGTCACTGAGATAGGCATCCACCGCGGCGAGCAGCTCAGCATCGGCGCTGCCGTCGCCCAGGGCGCTCTGCACGGTGACGATGACCTCTGCCGGGCTGGGGCTGATGCAGGAGGCGTCGGCCACACGGCCATCGGCGCTGCGCGCGTGGAGGATGTAGCTGTTGCGCGGGCCCGCGGTGCTAAGCCCTTCCCAGGCCATTTGGGCGCGCTCGCGCAGGCTGTCGTCAGATTCCATCACCGCTGGGGTAGGCGGCACGGTGCTGTTGTTTGCCGGGGTGACCACCAGGCGGCTGACGTTGACGTTGGCAGCGAGCTGTTCGAGATCTGCACCCTTGGCCTTGGCAAGCATGGTGCCGAGCGCGGCCTCGTTGACGCGCTGGCGCAGCAGGGTTTCGCGGTAGGCGTTCTCCTGGATCAACTTGGTCAGCGGCTCGGATTCGAGCGCAAGCGTGGCGGCGACCTCGGCCTGCTGCTCGGCGGGCCAGAGGCTGATGGCGCGGGCCTTGCGCTCGGCGAGGATCTGCTCGTAGTCGATCTGCTCGACCACGTCGGGGTTCGGCAGCTGGGCGAGATCGATCGGGGTAAAGGTGCTCATGTGGCGGCTCCCAGGGTGAGCGGCACGCGCAGGCTGAGCGGCTCGTTGCTGTCGGTGCGGCTGCCTTCCACGTCCAGGTAGGCCTGGCCGGGCTGCTCACCGAGGCTGAGCTGCACGCGGCTCAGGCGGATCCGCGGTTCCCAGCGCATCAGCGCCATGGCGACGGCGGCGTATGCCTGCAGGCGGGTGGCGTCATTGAAGGGGGCGTCGATCAGGTCCGGCAGCAGGCTGCCGTATTCGCGGCGCATGACCCGGCTGCCAATGGGCGTGGTGAGGACGTCCGCGATGGACTGCGTCAGGTGCGCAGCGCCGGTGATGGTGCGGCCGTTGGTGACGGCGAGTCCGATCATTGCGGGGCACCTGTGGTGCCACCGCTGTCGCCGGGATGTTTGTGCTTGACCAGGCTGATGCCAGCGGCGAGCACGTCTTCGCTGACGGTCACGGTGCCGGTGATATCCACGTCGCCGAGGATGGTGACGCCGCCCGGTGCGGTGAGCTGCGCCTTGCCGCCGGCTGGCAGCGTGGCGCTCAGGGTGTGGGTGGCGTGGTCGTAATCGATCACAGCCCCGTCCGGGTATTTCCGGCGGCGCACGGTGGCGCTGTTCGACGGTGCCGGACGTTGCTGTGAGTAGAGGCCGACCAGGGCGATGCCCTGTGCCGGTTCGCCGCTTGGGCTGAAAAGCATGCACTGCTCGCCGACCGTGGGCGGGTCCCAATCGCTGCTGTCACCCGCGCGCAAGGCGAGCCAGGGCAGGTTCGGGATGCTGAGACCGCCACTTTTTACCGTGCAGCGCGCAGCCTGGTGGTCCACCGCGGCGATGGTGCCGAGGCGGATCAGGTTGTCGAGGCGGCGTGTGAGGTCAGAGATGTTCATGGGCCCATGCTGGCGTTCGCGCGCGCGGGGCGCATTCGCCGGGCTGTGTACGGCGTGCCGTTACAGGCTCAGCGCACCAGGTGCTCGAGCAGGCGGTCGCGGATCAGCTCGAGATCCGCATCGGTGAAGCCGAGCAGCTCCCGCTTGGCGTACTGGACATCTGCAGCGCCCGGCGCCGGGCGATCACGCAGGCCGTACTGGTGAATCCGGGCCAGACGCGAGACACGGCCGGCAAAGCCGATGGCGATGGTGCTGGCGTCGCTCTGCAGGCGCAGGTAACGGGCGGTGCGCAGCTTGGTGAACATCTGCTGCTTGCGTTTGATGCGCCCGGCCTTGGCGCGCAGCACCTGCCGGGGCTTGCGAGGGGCGAAAGGCGTGCCGTCGGCATTGCGCTGGGCGGCGATGCGCTGCTGCTGGCTGCGGCGCAGGTCGCGGGCGATGGTGCTGGTGACCTTGCGGCGCTGGGCCGGCTGCAGCTGGTTGAGCAGCGCACCGGCCCAGTCCTCGAGGGCGCGCAGATCGTCAGCCATTGCCGCCCCACTCGGCGAGCAGCTCGCCGTCGCTGGTTTCCACCCGCATGGCTGGTACCAGGAACAGTTCGTCGTCGACCACCGGCTCGGCCGGGTGGCTGACCTGCAGCGTGCCGTCGGCCTGCGGCTTGACGATCACCCGCTCGGTGAGCGGCAAGGTGATGGACAGGTCCACCTTGCTGTTGTCGAGGATGTCGGCCTCGAATTTGATGGCGCCCCT